ACTTGGCGGCCACGTCCTCCCGGGCGAAGCCCTGCATGTAGTCGGACACGCCGGAGATGGCCTTGATGTGCTCCTCAGCCTTGTAGCTGATGCGGTCCAGGCCGGACGGCGTCTGGTTCGGCTGGATCTTGGTGACGTTGTTGACATCGTCCACCTCCAGCACCAGGCCTGTCTGGGCGCCGCGCTGCTCCAGCTCGGCCACCGACATGTTGACCAGGCTGTTGCGGCGCACCAGCCAGCCACTGTTGGCCGACGTGTTGACCACGTGCAGCTCCTGGGAGCTGACCTTGTTCAGCAGCTCCTGGGGCCCCAGCAGGTTCTCGACGATGCCCACGGTCTGGCCGCGGCGGAAGTACGGGAAGTAGGGCACCACCGTGAAGTGCCGGTACGGCGACCAGTCGTCATGCAGCAGTACGTTGCCGGCGATCACGGTCCAGCGGATGCGCTGCACGAGCTTGCGGGTCGTGGCAATGTTCGGGTTGCGGGTCAGGTAGTCCTGGATCTTGGCGTCGTCCCAGTCGTTGGGGACCAGCCGGCTGTCGCCGTTGGTCAGGTCAACGAAATGGGTGGCCTTGTGGAGCGTCCGGTACTGGCGCTCGATCACCCGGATGTTGCGACGGATGCGCTCCTGCTCCTCGCCCAGCCCGGTGTGACCCACGACCGACGGCCCGCCGAAGCGGTCCCGGTTGAAGTCGGCGGCGTCGTAGTCCCAGTCGTTGGCGGCGCCCGTCTGGATGCGCAGCAGCTCGGCGTTGGACTTGCCGTAGAGCATCTCAATCTGGTCGATGGTCATCCACGACGTGGTGATCACGTCCTGCCAGTCGTCCGGGTCGTAGGAGTCGGCGTCGCTGTCGATCAGGACGTTCTTCGGATTGAGCTGGGTGATCCGCACCTCACCCCGCAGGTTGTCGCTGAAGTCCAGGCGCACGTCGAAGAACCCTCGGCTCTGAATCACGCCGTCGCAGAACACGTCAGAGCGGACCCAGGGCAGCTGGTTGTTGTCGCTGATCTGCTTGAACACCTTGGTCAGGGCGTCCGCCACCTCGGAGGTGGCCCCGGAGTTGCGCGGGCGGAACGCGATGTCGGTGCGGTTGAAGATCTGCTCGCCCAGCACGTTGGCGATGGTCGAGATGATCTTGTTGATGGTCAGGGCGGGGCGCCGAGCCTGGTTCAGCGCGGCCAGGTCGGCGGAGTCCCACTGGAGGCCCTGGAAGAACTTGTCGCAGCGGTCGGCCTTCTGGATGAACTTCAGGTGGCCATGGTCCCGCAGGTACACGTACCGGTTCCAGACCTCGGAGGTCTTCTCTGTATTGACAGGCATTTCAGGCACTCATGTGAGATCCGGAGAACGACGGGAGCAGTCGGTCCCGCCAGCTCGGGGGTTTGGGCGGCTCTATTATACGGGGAGGTTCCATAGCCAGAGCCAGATGGGTGGCCCAGGCCATCGAGTCGACCACGTCGTCGTGGACGCCGGCGGGGAAGCGCAGCAGCTCCTGCTCCACCTGGGGGAACCACGTGGCGTTCTTGGGGAACCACAGCTTGCCCTGCTGCATGCGGCCCTGGAGCGGGCGCGCCCTGACCATCTTGTCGGTCAGCGGCTTCATGACCTCGATGGGCAGGAACATCCGCCGCTCGCGCATCCGGCGGTCGAGGAACGGCTTGAGGGTCAGCCAGATCTGACCGTTCTCCACGCCGAGAGTGTACCCGACGGTCGGGTCCACCCCAAAGCGTCCTGCCACGTTGAGCATGGCCTCGACGATCTCGAGCGCGTCGCCCTTCATGCGATGCACGTCCAGCACGTACAGGTCATCGTCAGACGTCAACGCCATGGTGGTTCCGACTGTCCAGTCGTTGACCTGCTTCGTCCCGATGGCGAAGTCCCAGGCCGTGAAGATGCGAACGTTGTCCAACGCAGGCTGATCCGCGAACCGGAAGAACTCCTTCCTGAAGTACAGACCTTCGTCCGGCACCGGGTTCTGCTGGTACAGCGCCGACCAGATCCGCGGCTGCATGTTGGCCCGCACCCGCTTGAGTGCCTCGGTCGAGTATCGGGCCTCATGCAGGCAGAAGTCGATCGGCCGCAGGAGCGTCAGCCCGGCGTTGTCCGGCTGGCTCAGGTCGAGCGGCGTCGGCGACCGGATGATCGGCCCGGGCGCGTCTGGGTTCGAGTCGTCGCGGTACTCCCACTGCTCGGAGATCGCCGGGTACTTCACGATCTCGAACTGGTCGAACTCCGCCCCCTTCCTCATGGCCTGCTGCAGGCGGCCCGCCAGGTCGTCATCCGACCAGCAGGTCTGGATGACCAGCACGCCGCCGCCAGGAGCCAGACGGGTGTAGGCCGTGGACTGGTACCAGTCCCACAGCTTGTCGCGCACCAGCGCCGAGTCCGCCTCCTCCTGGTTCTTGATCGGGTCGTCGATGATCAGCAGGTGAGCACCCTTACCCGTGATACCCCCGCCCACACCGGCCGCCGTGAAGCCGCCGCCGCTCGTGGTCAGCCAGGCCTCGGCCGACTGCGACTGGGGGTCGAGCGTCGTGCCCGGGAAGACCCCGGCGTACACCGGGTCCTGGATCAGCCCGCGCACCTTCCTCGAGAAGCCCGTCGGCAGCTCGAGGTTGTACCCCACGTTGATGATCTCGTGGTTGGGGGCATGCCCGAGGTGCCACGCCGGGAAGCGGATGGACGCCAGCTCGCTCTTGCCCGTCCGCGGCGGGCACATGATCATGAGCCGCGGGCTCTTCTTCTGCCGCACCTGCTCGCTGAAGACCTCGAGCCGCCGGCACATGTCGTGGTGGACCCACCCCGGCTCATACGACGGGTGGGTCATCTTGGTGAAGTGGATCAGCCGCCGGCGCGCCAGCACGCGGTCAGCGAGCAGCTTCTTGGCCGACGCCGACTTGGACAGCTCCTTGACCTGCTCGTCACTCATCGGCGCCTGCCTCGATCACGTCAGCGTCGACGGCGTCCTCGCTCGCCAGGCGCAGCAGCTCCTCGTCGGACATGGCCGTCATCTTCTGCAGCATGACCTGGCCGTTGACGGACACCTCGATCTGGGTCTTGGTCGGCTCGTAGTGGCCGCACAGCCGCCCGATCTCCTTCCACCCCGCCACCATGACGGCCGGGTCGGCCTTGAGCTTGGCCGCCTCGATGGCCTCGAGCATGCCGTCCACCACCCGCTTCTTGGACACGCGCGACGCCGCCGCGTACTCCTCCCGCCGCAGCTCGACAGCCCGGCGCACCGCCGCGCCCTTCATCACCATCGTGCCGTTGGAAAACCCCGCTTTGCGGGCGGCGCCCGACAGGCTCATGCCGTCGTCGACGTAGTAGCGCACGAACGCCTCCTGCTGGGCGGTCAGCGGCTTGGTCGGCAGCATCTCGTCGAACAGGATCAAGTCCTCAGTCTTCTCCGCCGCCTGCGCCACCTCCTCCTTGAGGCTCGTGAGCAGCGACACACCTTTGCGAGCCATGGTGGCCCCTCCTAAAAGCCCCTAAGTCTACCACCGCAATCGTCATGGTGCCTACGAGCCGATGGTGGGCGGCGGAGCCCGAGAGGAGGCTTCATGACGATCTAAACGACCCCGGCGGCCGGGTGGCTCCTGGGGAATTGTGTCGAAGTCGACGCGATCTTCTTCGTACTCGGTACTAAGTTCTTGGATCCGCACGGGGGCTGAGGGGCCTGGCGGGCATGGTCTGACTCGGCAGGCCTGACCGGTCGCCAAGCAGGTCTGGCAGGGGTGGTCTAGGCTGCGTCCGGCCCCGGCGCCCTGGGTGTCCCGGGCAGTTGCGGCGGCATGACAGGCTGCGCCAGGGGCGCACGCCCCCGAGGGGTAACACACGCTTTGTTTTCAAAATGTGCAGAATTTTTCCGGGGAGACGGTACTGTCACGAGGCCGGGGGGTGGTTCGGATTGCTCTGGCTGATCTTCGTACTTTGTACTTGGTACGAGGTACTTGGAAGAGACCGATGCCGGGCGGCGACCAGGCTGGCGCCGGCACGCTGCCGGCCCTGGCCCGTCAGGGCGGCTCCACTAAGGAACACTCAGTGCGAGTCCATTTCGTCCGTTTCGAGCCGGCGCGATCCGGGGGCTCCCCGACTTCAAAATCCCC